ACACGGTGGAACACCGACATGTCTGAGCGGACATCGTCGATGTGCGCGAAGAACCACGCCAACGACGACAACCTGTCATGCCAGGCGGTCAGGAAGCTTTTGGGGCGAACGCACCATCCGGCAGCACCTTGTCCATGATGATCCGAAACAGTGCGCTCAAGTCTCCCGGGAGAAGTGTGGGGCAGTTCTTCAACGCCTCGTACGCTTCCGGTTCCAGCATCTTCCCCACCACCCACGCCAGAGCGACATTCTCACCCTGTGTCATGGCAAGGTCAATCGCGGTCATTGACCAGGCGGGCGGCACGTTCTTCGGGATCGTGTAAACCACCCCGTCGATGGCGAACAGGGGTTCCCGTTCGGCGAGCATCTTCGCGAACGCGTCCACGTTCTCGGGACGGTCGAGCACAAGCACCCCGGGCGGGATCTCCGTGGGCTTCGGCTTACGGGCACGGGCGGCTGGTTTCCTCGCCGCGGTGGTGCGGGTCTTCGGGGGCATTGGGGTTCCTCGCAGATGTAGGCCGGTGGTGTCCTCCCGCGTCTGCGAGGAAGCACGGCAGGACACCACCGGGGAACAGGGGTTGTCAGGATGTGGCGTCGACGATGTGGAACGGCGCGATCGTGCTGGACACGTAATACGCCTGGAAAGACACAGCCAACCCGGACTGCTTGTCCTTGGCGTAGGCCGGCTCGACCTTCCCGGTCTGTACGACCTTGCGGAGGATCACCCGACGCCGGAAGTTGGCGTTCGGGTTGGTTGCCGATGGGGCCCACCCGTCGAGCATCACCGCGAAATACGGCACCTGCGAGGCGAACTGGCCATAGTTCGGTTCGAACGTCGCATAGTTCGCACCGGTCGCACCGACCGTCGAGTTGAGGGCAGTGGCCAAGTTCGCCAACGTCAACTCGGACATGGTCGTGGTGACCATGATGGTGCGCGACGTCAGCCGAGTGCCGGGAGTATCGACGATCTGGTCGACCTGGAAATCGGTGAATTTCGGGTCCACAGAGAACGTTGCGCCACCATCGGTACCGCCGATGTCGGTCCACGCGGACGCTGCCGGGGTCGAGTTGACCGCGGCGTCGGCGGGTTCCCGCGTGGTAGTGCCGTCGAAAGTGCCGACGTAGAGGGTGGCCGGCCCCATGACGAGCTGGTTCGGGTTGACAGACAAGGAAGATCACATCCTCAAGGCAGGGACCAACACAGGTCCCGGAAAACGGAAAGGGTTGGTCCCTGCTCGAAGGGCGGGACTACGGTTTGGGTGTGGCGACCCAGAACATCTGCACGTCCACCACGAAGGCGGCGTAGTCGCCTTGGTCGCTGTACACGCGCCGCGGCTCGGACACCAGGTAGCTCGATAGGACCCGTGCGTTCTCGGACGCATCGGGCACGGTCACCGACACAGGCTGGTTGGCGTAGCAGCCCTGTACCCGGATCGTCTCCGCCAAGTTCGCGGCTTTACCCCACGGTGGCCGGCCAGTGTCCGGGCTCGCAGCCCAGCACTGGAAGGACACGACGGGGCGATCGAACCGGTAGTACATGTGGGCACCGAGACCGGTGCTCAAAGCGGCGAGGGTGATGTACCCGGACGCCGCCCACGACAGGTTCCCGTCACTATCCGGGGCTGGGAGTTGTGCGCCAACCATGTCGGTGCCGAAGATTCCCGCGGCCCAGCCGAGCGCGACCTTTTCGGGTGTGGCGTAGACGAACGCCATACGGTCACCCCCGAATCAGCGGGCCCGATACAAGGCAGGTTTGAGGTATGGCTGGGGTGGGACGACGCCGCCTGTGTAGTGCACCTGGCCGTCACGGCCGCGGTACGCCACCCGGTGGCCTTCCTCCACATACACCGAGTAGTCCAGATCGGAGCCGATATAGCCGGTGTCGCCGGACTCCTCGACCTTGATGGACTGCTTCAACGCACCCGTGTCGACTGGGGCCAACGCTTCAGTGTCGGTGCCGATGTCCAACAGGATGTTGTGGAACCACGCCTTCACGGGCTGGTCGATCTCGTCGTGCCAGCCGGGGTTCTCCACGTAACGCATCAGGAAGTCACCTTCTTCAGCGTCACCTGAAGATCCGGCTGGTGGCCTGGCGCCCGGTTGAGGGTCACGTTCATCACCACATACACGACGCCGTGCGTGTCGTCCGAAACCCGATCGTTCACCCGCACGTCCGTGCCTGCCGGGAACTGCCCGTCGATAGACCTGATCGTGCGTGGGGTCTGCGACGAGTAGTCCTGCACAGTGTTCCCGGCCTCCATGATCGCTGCCGGTATCCCGGTCGCGACCGGTGTGTACTGGCCCGTGGGGTCTCCGTAGGCGTCGGGGGTTTCCTGCCGGCGCAACACCGATGCGAGGCAGGTCGCTACGACATACACGGCACACCTCCTACAACGGCGACCACGGATACATGCCGTCCACAGCGGACGACATCGGGTCCATCCCGATAGCGCCCTGACCATCCGTGAACGGGCTGCGGATGTGCAGCGAGCGGGCCTTCAGCCACGACACACGCTTCAACGCCTTCTTCGTGTTGGGCGCAAGAGTCATCGCATTCGGGCCGAACTGGGTGATCGAACGGGACTGGCCCAGTGCGGTGATGTCCATGCGCTGGAACGCATCGAACTGGGACGCCAACCACGCCGCTTGGTACGAGCACGCCAACTTCAGGTAGTACAGGTCACGTGACCCGATCCGCTCGTGGTCAACCGCATACGGTCGGGCGGCGGCGATGTCAATCGCAGACCCGGCCTGCAACAACACATCCGTGGTGACCGTGATGCCCGTGACGGCTTTCACGTCATCCAAGGTGCACCACGTAGCCGACGACGCGGCCTGCACAACCACCAACGTTGAGACACTCGTGCTCGACGTGTCCTGCCACACCGCGACATGGTTTCCTACGGGGGCCGCCGCCGGCACCAACCAGGAGTATTGGTAGATGCCGACGGCTATCCGCGTGACGCCTATCGAGGTGGCGGCAACCTCCACGGTTCCAGCCGGATCGGTGATCTGGATCGTGACGCCCGTCTGGTCAACGAGGACACCACTCTGGATGAATTCCGCGGATACAGTGACTGTCTGTCCCTGGTATGCCGTGGTGGACATGGTGTCCCCTCTCAGGCCGTGGGCTGCTCCACGTCAGGGCCCATGTTGCTGGTCTGAGAGGCGGGTTCAGGGGTGGGCTCAGCCGGCGCAGGTTCGGTGTCGGAGGCGGGGAAAACCACCTCCGCGGCGGATCCCGTCGGGTCCACTGGAACCGAGTAGGTCACGCGCTGGCCACCGTCAGCGGTGGTCTCCACCGATTCCACCGTGACCTCGTCACTGGTGGGGTGCAGGCCGCGGCGGGCGGCGTCCCGCAGCGTTTCCGCCTTGTTCCAGCGGTGGGAATCGTGGCTCGGGTCGTTCGCGGCGACCGCGCCCGCGGGAAGCTGGAACACCCGGTGGAAACGGGTACCGGAGTCCGAGTCGGGCTGCCGTGCGGCGACCACCGCGCGTTTGGTGGCGTCGTCGACATCCGCGATGTCCGTGTGCTGTGGATCAGTCATGCTCGTCTCTCCTTCCTTGACGAAGCGACGAGTTACGCGCGGACCTCAAGGATCGACGTCGCGTTCTGGTGTCCAACCGCGAACGCCTTGCGGGCGCGGAACTTGAGGATCGCGTCGTCGGTCAGGGCACCGACACCGTTCGGGTCGATGTACTGGACCTCCAGCGGGGACCGGTTGCCGAGCATCAGGTAGTTCGCCGACGCGAACACAATGAGCGGGTTGCCGGTCGGGTTCTGTGTCGGGGACGCGGAGGTGCGGGCACCCAACGACCACTGGAGTTTGTGGCCGAACAGGGTTCCGCCGCCGCCCTGGCCACCACCGGCGGTGCCGTTGCTGGACTCGTTGAAGATCGGCCGGTTGTTGCTGTCGAGGATCTCACGCAAGATCTGCTTGAGCTTCGGGTGCGCGATCACGACGAGGTTGGACTCGTCGTAGTAGTCGCCCTGCTCGACGATGCCCACCGCCTTCGACAGGTCCTTGTAGGTGACGGCGCTACCGGTCGCGGACTGCACGATGTTCGCGTTGGCCTGGTAGCCGGTGACCCCATCGGTCTGGGTGAGGACGTAGTACAGCGAGTCGTACTGGAACGCCGGCGAGTACGAGGACTTCGAACCGGTCACACCCAAGCAGGAGTTGTCGAGCAGCTTCGCGTACGCGGTGCCCGCATCCACGGACTTGGTGTTGACGACGTCGGCGAGCGAGTCGGACTGGTCCTCTTCCGCCAGGCGGACCGCGCCACCCAGCTTCTGGGCGTACAACCAGACGCTGTCGTTGCCGGTGGAGTCTTCGCCGTAGGTGCCGCCCTTCGGGATACCCGCCAGGGTCACACCACCCGACCGCGGGGTCGAACGGGACTCGGACTTCATTGTGACCGGCTGCGCGTTCGCGGCGACCGCCGACATCTGCTTGACCTTCTGGATCACGTCCGGCGAATACTCGACCGGGATCCACGCATTGATGTTGATTTCAGCCATGACCGGCTGCCCCTTTCCTGAGGGTGAGAGAGTGTGTTGGGTTGCCGGGTTCCCTCACGGGACAGTCGGCGATGGCCCCCGACTGGGGGCTCGGGTTACTTGTAGCGGCCGTTGACCAGCGCGGCGATCTGATCACCGGGGGTCATCGGCTGAGGCGCTGGTTTCTTGCCTGCCGGGGAGATCCGCGGAGCCGCCTTGGGCTTCGGTTCCTCCTCGATCCTCGGTGGGGTGAACAGCTCGGGCAGGTCGTCCTTCAGCTCGTTCACCTGGTCGTCCAAGCCAGTGACGTCGTCACCATCGATTTCGATGCGGTCGAGGTCCAGCATCTTGAACAGCCGGTCGAAACGGTCGCCCTGTGCACCGGCTTCGAGGAACGCGGCCTTCGCGGCGGACCTCACGGCCACCGGTTTCACCGCGGCCATCGCAGCCTCCGCGGCTTCACGCTTCGCCTTCGTGTCGGCGTCCTCGTACTGCTGCTGCAACTTCGCCAGCTCGCCACGACGATCCGCGGCCTGCTTGTTGGCCTGGCGGACCTTCTTATCGCGCTCAGCGATCGCGGCGTCTTTCTCGGCGATCTGCCTCCGCAGCGCCTCGACCTCTTCCCGCGTCGGAGGCGTCCAGTCATCCACCTCGTCCTCGGTGTCGGTGTCCTCAGCCGTCACGGCCTCGGTTTCCTTAACCTCGTCGGGGATGTCTTCCGTCTCCACGGTCTCTTCGGTGATGTCGTCAGCCATCACTGGCCCTTTCTGGTGTGCCCCTCACGGGACTGGTGGGAAATGTGACCGTGCCTCGCCGTCCCCTCACGGGGCTCTCACGTGGCCTTGGTCGGGTACTGCTATTTCTTCGGGCCCGGTACGGGGACCGGGCCGGTGGTGAACGTGCCTTTCCGGACGGCACGTTCCGCTCGTTCCTTCACGCTCTGGGGCACAGGCCAACCAGACGGGGAACGAGAACCCTTGGCCATACCGACCTTCCGAAGAAGGCGGTCTGCGGCATTCGCACGGGCACGTTCCGACTCACTCAGACGCGCATACCCGTTGAGGATCGAGCGCTCAGCCTCACGGCGTAGCGCGACAGGAAGACCCAGCGGGTCGTGCTCGTCGCCGGCCCACGGGGAGCAGCGGCATCGACAGTTCGGATGCCGAGGCGGACCAACCAAACCCGCCCCGATCGGTGTCCACTCCAACGGCTTCGCGCCGAAGGTGGCATCCCTGGAGAACTCGTGCCCAGCGGACACCACGTGGCCGGCAAGCGCCAAGCACACGAGGCATGCATCCCTCTCGGCCAGCCACACCCGACGCATGTCGAGGCGATCCGCGACTTGCGTGATCCCATCGTTGAGCGCGGTGTTCGTGACCGTTCGGGCGGTACGTTCGATCTCGTTTGCTGCCTGCTGGGCGGGTGCTGTGGACTGGGTGACCGCGGTGAACGATCCGTCCTGCGCTGTCCCAGCTAGCGTCGAGGCCGTGGTGATGCGCTGCTGTGCCTTCGCCACCGCCTGACTCACGTCCAGCGACAGCTGTGGGATCCGCTTCACTGGCATCTTCACTGGTTTCGCGCCGGCCTCCACGAACCCCTGCTTCACGCCGAGCCGTTGTGCCCGCTCGATGTAGTCGAGCAACACGGGTGTCGGGTCGTATCGGAGATGCGTGAGGTCTCTCTGGACCCGCTGCATGAAGACCGCGAACTGTGGCCCGGACTGTTGGCTGTGCACGGACCCGAACAGTCCCTGCCACGCCAGCAGCCATCCGCGTGTCAACGCCTGCAACTGTTTCCGCAACCCTGCGGTGGCTGCGACGACCGCGGCGGTTTCCAACGCCAGGGCTTCCAGGTCGTGGTCTTGGATCTGCTGCGGGACTGCGCTACTCGGCTGGCTCGTCCGGTTCTGCTGGCTCGGGAAGCTCAACTGGTTGCGCTGGGCTGGCGGGGCTGGCTGCGTCGGTGTCGTCATCAGCGATGTCCCCAATCAGCTTGGAGATCACGGCCTGCACCTGCTGGGGAGACAGAATCCCGGCAGCCACGGCGGTGGCGAACTGCGCCACCGCGGCACCAGTCTGCTGTAGCAGCGCGACCTTCCGCGGCAACGCAGCCTCGCCGTCGGACTCCCACTCGGAGATCTGGTCGTCGGTGTAGCCGTTCTCCCGCCACGTCACCTCGTCAGGGATGCCGGCGTCCTGTTTCGCCTTCGCCAACTCCCAGTCCGACAGGGAGTCCGACGTCTCTGAGGGGGCCCAGTTCACGACAACCGTCGGCTCAGCCACGCCGAGGATCTTCAAACCGAACTCGTAGATGTCCTTCAGGGTCTGGCCGAAGCTGAGCTTGCGGTTGTCGACCTTGAACACGAACGGCTTGTCCATGATCTTCAACGACTCGCCGGATGGGGGTTGGCCGCCCGGCTGGAACCGGTACAGGGGGGTGCAGGTAGACAACGCGCCGAGAGCGATGTACTCCTTCAACGGGTCGAAGATCACGCTTGGGTCGGAGGCGTCGAACTGGCCGAACTGTTTGATCCCGGTTGACATGAACAGGCTGTCGGGGCCGCCCTGGAACTGGGACTGCGCGTCACCGTTCATGTTCCGGGTCGTGCCGATGTCTTCCATGTCGATCGCGAAATAGCCCTCGGACAGGTCCGCGGCCTCTGAACTGTCGGAGTCGTCGTTCATCAACGCCCAACGCTGGTTGAACGACTGATACTCGACACCCGACAGGTGAGTGAGCAACAGCTTGTGGATCGCGTCCTGCGTCGAGTAGAACCCGGCGTGCTCAGGCTCCCCGTACTCGTCGGCGTCCGTCTTCAAATGGAAGATCGGCATCCCGTACGGGTTGTCCAGGACATGCCCGATGGGGCCGTCCGTGTCCCCGTCCTGGTCCTGCGTGTAGCACGGCACATAGTCCTCAGCCTTGTCACCGTTCGTGCCCGGCCGGGAGATGTACTGCTCGATCCGGTCGTCGTAGTAGAGGTCCACCCGCCACAGCGGCTTGTCCTCACTGGCGGCCTGCGGGTCCTCAGTCTCGGCAGTGGTCGAGGTGTCCTTCCACTTCCGCACCCCGAACGCCACCTTCAACGGGTTCTCGGGGTCATAGAACACGCGGCAGGTGCGGGGGTCTTGGAAGAAGATGTTGACCCGCGTTCGATCGTCGCCGGCGTCGTCGTCGGGCCACACCAGCACGTAGGCGTCACCGAAGGTGCACGCCTTCCGCAGGATGTTCGTGCCCTGCAAAGCGAACTTGTTGTCGTCCCACAGCTGCTCGATCAACGGTTTCTGTGTCTCGTCTTCAGACGTGATCGAGGTGATTTTCAACCGCTCCACGACCGCGGTGATCGGTGTCTTCGCCAAGTTGAACTGGTACGTCAACCCGGACCGGCGCAGCGCGCGACGCAACCGCACCGACGCGAACACCTCCGACACCTCACCCGCCGCGTAGTCCGCGGCTTTGTCGTAGGCGCCGTGGGTGCGCTTCAACTCGGTCAACGCGGTCGACAGGTCCGCGTTGACGGCAACCATCGGGTTCGTGGCCTGGTCGGTGCTGATGGACACGTGCACCTCCTAGGCCACACCCACTGTGTGGACCGCTGTGCGGGTTTTTCTCTTGTCAGCTTTCAGGTAGACCTCGACACCGGTTCCCACAGCGTCGATCAAGTCGTCGTTGGCGCCCAGCGGGAACCGAACCATCTGGCCTTCCAACGCTGGGATGCGTTTGGCGTGGACGACACGGCCGCGCTGGTACTTGGCCAGCAGCGAGCCGGCGCGTTCTTCCTTCGGCCTCGACTGCGACACGGTGCGCACCGGGCAGGGCATGTCGTGCAGCACCGTGTTCCGCCACAAGTCGCCGCCTTGGTTTACCTCGACCACGATGCCGACGATCTCGGGGTACTCGTCGAGGATCTCCAACACGCGGCGGCGTAGTGGTTCACCGGGTGGTAGCCGGACCTGCCATGCGTCCCGTACCACACAGATCCCTTGGTGCCGGTTGTGGCCGATCACGGCGAGGGCGGTGAAGTCCGACTTCTCCTTGCTGGTGACCGCCGGGTCGATGCTGAGTAACTGGCCGGTGAGCGGGATGTCTTCCCGGTAGGTGAAGTCCGAGCCCTGCCAGAAGGCCGAGTCCGCGGCCATGGGATCGTTGCGGTACTGGGACTGGAAGTCCCGCGTGTGGCGTTCCTGGTTGATCCACGTCATCGACCAACGCTCAGGCCACAAGCTGTACTCACTGCCATCGGCGTTGGTTTGGATGATGTCGTAGTAGCGGGGAACGAACCGCTTGTCATCCACCCACGACGGGTACTCTTCGCCGCGCTGTTTGGCGGCGATGTCGTCGATGATCGCGCCCGGGATGGCGACTGTGCCGGCCATCGTCACGGAGGCGAGGTTGTTCATCGGCAGGATCCCGGCGAGCATCGTCTTCAGGCGGGAGTCCTTCATCGTGGGCGTGTAGTTGCCCTCGGTGCCTTCGATGTCGTCGAGCACGATGTGGTCCGGGCGTTTCGTGCCAACCTTCAACCCCAGCACAGCCGAGTCGATGCCGCGGGCGGCGAACACGAACCCCGACTGGGCCACGTACATGGACTTCGAGTCCGACACCGACACCCCAGCGGGCCGGCGCGCAGGCGTCACCAGATCTGGGAAGTCCTGCCTTAACAGGAGGTTGTTCTCCAACTCCCGCTTGAACGTGCCCAAATGATCCATCGCCTGCGTAGCTGAATTCGCGAACGCCGCAATGAACGAACGGTGCCCGTGCGCGGCCAGCCACATCGGCATGATCGTGAACCACCAGGTGCTCTTGCCCAGCCCACGAGGGGCGATGATCGCGTCACGCATGGATCCGGGTTCGGTGGTGCCGATCGGGCGCACGTAGCGGCGGGCGAGGTCGCACCACTCGACGTGTGCCGGGCTCAACGACAACGCGTTGGCGGTCTCTTCGCCGCGAAGGTGGTGCGGCATGTAGACCAGCGCGAACCATAGCGGCGACAGACGGGTGACGAGGCGTCGGCCCTCATCGTCAGAGAGGAGCCGAGGGTCAACGGTCGCGAGGAAGGTGTTGAGGTCGAACTGGTCTGGGTAGGAGGCCACAACGCACCCCCTACCCGTCAACTCAGAAGTCCCTGCTGTTCACCGTTTACCCCCTCGGTCGCGTCAGCCCTGGCCATGGCCAGGTGCCAGCGCAGGTTGTCGGCGGTGTCCTTGGTGACTTTCCCGCCGCGGACTGTGAGGTGACCGGCGCGAACGAAGTCGCGCACCATGTCGCGAGACACGTTCAGCTCGTCGGCCAGAGCACGGATGCCGATGGAGTCCGCCACGTTCACCACCTTGTCGGGTCCCCACTGGTGTTCTGACCGTCGTGGGTCCACAGGTAGGTTTTGGCTGGGACGTGGTGGAAGGTGGCTCCGTGCTCGAGCATCGCGAGCCACGCGCCCCAATCGTCCAACCTCGAGGTGTGGGTGTGCTGAAATCCGCCCGCGGCTTGCAACAGCTTGGTACGGACGAGTGGGGCTGTGTGGATGTAGGAGCCGCGGCGTAGCTCGAGCGCGTCGAACGGCAGCCCGAACCGGTCCGGCCGCGGGTCGGTGCCGCCGATCACCTCGTACCAGCCGTAGGTGACGTCCGCTCCGGTCTCGAGCGCCGACGCGTGCAGCACCTCGAGATGGTTGGGGGCGAAAGCGTCGTCGTCGTCGAGGAACGCCGTGTACTCGGTGGTGACCTTCTCGAGCGCCCGGTTCTTCGTAACAGCCGCACCCTGGCGGTCGTGGTCGTACTCGACGATGACCGCCGCCGGCTGCAAATTTTGGGCTGCGACCGACGCGAGTGCTCGAGCGAGTTTCCGTGCTCGAGGTGGGATCGTGGAAACGCACACGGTGATGTCGTTCAAGCCCGGTACACCCCGATCTCCCCGAACGTGGCGAACTCCTTGATGCCGTCGAGTAGACCCATGACCATCGGGTGTGACCAGGTCTGGACATGCGCTTCGTGGTCGTTGCCCTCAGACGCGTCTTGCGGGTACTCCACGATCGGGATGGACAGGAACACGGCGAGTTTTGCGGCGGCTCGAGCTTTGAACCACACGTCTTCCGCTTCGGTGAGGGTCATGTGCTCGAGCACATCGCCGAGGATCACGACGTCGAGGCGCGGGAACTTCGCTTCTCGAGCGTCCGCGACCTCAACCCGGTCGTACAACTCGAGCAGCCCGAACCGTTCGACGTAGGGTTCGTGGATCTCGAGCGCGTGGAACTTCACCCCAGGATCGAGCACCGGTCGCAGGAGTTTCGCGTAGGTGCCGGAACCGGGGCCGATGTCGAGAACGCTCGAGGGCTGAATCTCGCGTACCCGTTGCAGGATCCAGTCTTTCCCTTCACTCGAGGACCACGGCATCAGCGGGGAACCCAGGTTTCGGACATCACGAGGGAGATCACGAAGTGCACCCAGTGGCGTGTCCACCACTGTTCGACGGTTTCGACGTCACGCCGCATATGCCGCCTCCCATTCGTGGACGTGCTTGTCGATGACCCGTTCGGCGGCCCATTCCCGGGCTTGCTTGCCGAGGGTGGAGCGCTGCTCCGGGGACTGGATCAACTCGGTGAGGGCTGCCTCGAACTCGCGGCCGTCGTTGACGGGGATGCAGGGTGCGCCGGCCTCGTGCGCCCGCTTGTACGGCCCGGTGTTGGAGACGATCGCGGGGATACCCAACGCGGCAAGCTCGGTGAGCTTGAGATCGGATTTCGAGTCGTTGAAGACGCTTGGACGAAGCGGGACGACGCCCACGTGGAAGTCAATGCCGCGGAGGTAGTCCTCCACGCCGTCGAACCATCCCGTGTGGCGTGTCCGCCCGCGGTTGCTGGCCACGCGGCCGGTGTAGTCCGGGCCCATGCAGTGCCATTCGATGGCGTCTCCGAAGCGCTGGAGGACACGCCTCAGTGGCTTGGCGATCTCGCCGAAGTCGCGGGTGTGGCTGTGGGATCCGCCCCAGCCGAGGGTGAGCCGGTCCGGGTACTGGTTCGGCGCCGGCACGTCCAGCAGCCACGAGGGCACACAGTTCGGCAGGATCACGACGTTGCGGTTCCACTGGCTGACGATCTCGGCCAGCGGTTCCGTGGACACCGTAACGACGTCGGCGACCGCGATGTTGTCACGCAGGTTTTGGCCGATCGGGGCGTC